CTGGAGGCGGTACAAACGCATCACGTTGGTCTATCTTGAGCTTTCCTTGCTCTGGGAACATGACATGGCCCACACCGATTGTCCAGAGTTTTGCTGGGCATTTATATGGGTTCTGCCTCACGCCCTCATGGTGACGAATCATGTGTAGGCATTTGTCTGATATGTTCATTTGCCAAACGCTCTGCCACCAAAGTGGAAAGCTATGATTGAGGCAAACAAGGCTTGTGTCTCAGAATCCCACAACATCTCAGCCAATTCGGTAAATGGAACACCACGACTCCAGCCATAGGCAAACAAGCCAACATCAACAAACACCAAAAGGAAAAAGAAACCATAAGTTATCACAGGGCGAACACTTGCTCTAAGGTTCTTCATCCACTCGCTAGTGCCTTCGTTAAGGGCTGTGTCATGGGCGTAGATGGCCTGCATCTCAGCTTGCTGTGCGCCAATCAAAACCTGCTTAGTGTTAGCTGCACTCTCTGTCTCTAGTTGCTCAGACTTGATATGCTCGATTCTCTCTTGTGCCTCAAATCCTGCTTTACGCAGTTCTAGCTCACGAGCAATTTGCATTTGAGCAAGTTCTAACTCATGCTTTTTATCTGCTCTGTCTTGAAAGAAGTCAAGAATCTTAGGCAAACCACCCATCAAAAATGAAATCAAGGTTGAGAGTAATGTAAGCATTTAAAGTCCAATCATTCCAAGAAGTTTATTTACGATCTTATCCGCCAACTCGTCAGGGATGTACTTGAGCAGACCAAGCACCCATATCACAATGCACAGCCTGACAAAGACTTTGAGGAACTGGTCAAACTGTTTCTGGTACTCATTCACCGACCACACCTTGTCTTAGCGCAAAGTTCAGCCATTTCGTTAATACCCCAACCAATAGCACCTAGAAGCATCACAATCACTACAATACCTATCGCCCATTCCATCTGCTCTTGCTCGGCTTCTTTGCGCTTCTTTTCTTCTTCTTTTGCTTGTCTGGCAAGGTGAGCATCTTCCCTGTCCATTTCAGCGGCTCTAGCTTTGATTTTATTCCACACATCAATGTGACCAGTCTGCATATAGAGCAATTGCAATTCAGATTCCAATTTAGCCGAATTCATCAGCGCATTTTCTATCTGCATTGCTAAAGCAAAGTTAGATTTATTGCCAGACCTCTTGGCCTCCACCATAGCTTTGGTAGCCTGACTTTTGGCATCAAAGAGCCGACCGACCATTACTCCCAAGCCGCCTAAATCATTGGCAACTTGACTTGCTTTCTTGACAAGCCCAATGGCTTTTTGTAAGCCTTCTAAAGCAGTTATGGGGTCAATAATCATTTCTTCTTTTCCCACTTTAGGCAAACAACCTTTCGGCTGTAAACATCACCTATCCATGTCCATTTAACGCATCGGTATTCTGCTTGTAGGGCGAGTACAAGCAACCAACTCACTTTTCAGCTTCCTTGCGAGCAATCTTGAGGTGTTGGTGTTTGAACCAGATATTAGCCACTAGACCAATAAAACCTATCAAAACACCACAGAGAGCACCAAACTCATTAGCGGATAAACCAAAGAATACAGCACTACCAGCACCACCATAGGTAGCTACTGATGCTGTCTTAGCTGCAACTTCTTCCATTTCATCCCTCGTCTTTAGGGATTTGTGTTTCAGCTTGCTCCTTGATCTTGAGAATCAAAGGCCAAACTCCTGACTTGCTTGGTAGTTCTCCAAGAGTCTGCAAGATAAAGTTAATCTCGTTAACTTCTAATTCAAGTTTCATGCTTCACCCCAAGGCTTACCAGACATTTTTACAGGATTCTTCAACAACTCAATCTGAGCCGCCAAAGATGCTTCTGTAGCGTCTTTATCGATTGATTCCCATACCCAACCCAATACAGTATCTTCTGTCAGGGAAGCGTAGGGGATTTGTGGAGTTCCTTGAGGCCATGAAACTGTTGCATAGGCAGAAGCGGAATAATCTCCGTCTGTTGCTGTTGCTTGCCAATGCGCACATGTGACATATCCTGTTGCCACATCTCTGTCCATTGTGCTGATTGTCCATTGTGTAGTCATGATTTTCCTTTTAAGGGTTGTGGAATATGTGTAACACGAGTAGTCACATTATTTTTGCTTTGTTCAATAAACCCATTTGGTTTGATTTGAATACTGTTGCCCCAAGTTTGAGGCTTAGTTAAGTCAACTTCTTTTCCGTCAATTTTTATCATAATTATTTTCCTTTCGGGTTAATTAGAGTCCTGCGTCTGCAAGGCGTTTACGGAGTGATTGAATTTCTGCCCACATCACAGGGATAAGAGCAGAAGCATCCATTTGTTGATAAACAGGATTTCCATCTTCATCTACTGCGTCTTTTACGCCAGTATGTGCGTAAGATGGTGTTTCATGAGCAATAAACATTGGTCGCTCTTGTGTAGCACCTTTCATTTTGCCCATGTAAACAGGCACAGAATCAATTACAGAACCGCTGTCAGCAATAACGCCATAAATGTCTTTTGCTCTGTAATCAGAGGTTGTGTTGTACGAAACTAAGCCCGATGTATTTGAGTAAGTGACACTTCCCTTAGAAGTTCCAGAACGGGAAAAGTTTGCATAGCCAACACTTACAGTTGTTCCTTCTGTGTCATTTATTGACAAACCATTAGTTGTACTTCCGACAAAACCAATAGTTTGTCTTGAGGAGTTTGCAACACTCGTAGTACCAACTAAAAAATCCCCACCAGCCGTAAGGGTAGCCGCCTGAGTAAAGGTAATGGCGTTTCCTGCTGTGCCTGATGGGGCAATATCCCATGAATGCGCCCCATCATCGTTCTGCACCTTGTAGCGTGTGGCGTATCCTGTAGAAATGTATTTCCAATTTGAGCCATCAAAATAAGCGTTGGATTGGATAAAACCAGTTGGTTGCGTTCCTGGGTATGAAGTTAAAGAAAAACCACCCTTCATTTGCATGGCAGCATAAGAACCACCCCAAGCACTAGGAGTAACTCCTAATCCAAGGTTGCCAGAGGTGTCGAGGGTTGCACTTGTATTACCACCGCTAAACAAAACAAGACTGCATCCAGTATTAGCAAACACATAAGCAGAAGTGGAACTTAAAGCACCCATCTGCAATTTCATGTTTCCGTCTGTGCCGTAGAAGTTTGCTAATCCATTGTTGGCATAAGAAGAAGAATACACATGGAAAGATTTACCTGACGATGTAGTGCCAAGAGTTAAACCGCCTCCACCACCGCTAGCAGGTGAACTTGTACCAATACCTAGACCTGTAGAGGTTAGGCGCATTTGTTCTGCAACAGTACCGCTGTTCAAAATGCTGAACTGCATATAGCCAGTAGTACCACCAACCCATCGACCCGCAATAGCCGCAAAAGGTGCTTCAGATGTGCCAGAGAAACTACCACCTAATGTAAGTTGTGCACCAAAGTCAGCAGTTGCCGTATCAGTTGTATAAACATACAAATTGCCACGAGAATTGACTGCCGTATTTGGTGAAGCAATTACTGTTTTTACATTTGCGGGAATTGTTGCAGTTCCAACTCCAAGGCTAGTACCATCAAACACCAGCGCAGAACCGCTTGTAACAACCTTAGAGCCGTTTAAATACGCTACTCCGTTAGCAGTACCTCCAGAGAGGGTTACGTTGCCTGAAGCCGATAAAGTCGTGAAAGCACCTGCAGCCGCTGTCGTAGTGCCAACAGGGCCGTTAAACGAGTCACCAACAGCACCTGTCTGAAAGTCTTTCAGTTGAGCCATTAACTCACGAATAGCATCGTTGATACCACTTGGGCTGCAACCCTCGGCTATGTTGATCGAGTCAATGTCTGTGTTATTCGCAGGGGTTGCGCTAAATTCCGAGATTTTTGTCTTGGCCATGTTTATTCCTTGGGTTGATTTGCTTGATAAAGCAGATTGAACATTGTTGGATAGTCTAAGTCTGGGAGTCTGTTTTGTACATCAAGCAAACCTCTGCCAACTCGACCTGCGCCATAAGCGGCCTCTCCCATCAAACGAGGAGATGAGGTAGCTAAAGACAATGGAATCATTGGACTACCAAATGCACTACCAGCCAATAAAGCAGTAGGAATAGAGGAAGCACCTTGCAAACCACGAGGCGCATAATTGCTTAATGCTTGACCTGCTAAAGCTGGCATCATTTGACGACCACCAGCCTCCTCTAGTTGCCTAACCAAACTCATGCGCTGTCCATAGTTTGTATTGACATTGTTTCGCATGATTGATTGCAACTTACGCATTTGCGTGTCAATGGAGGCGTTTCTACCTTGAGACAATGTTTTTTCGATTTCACGAATCAAGTCTGTAGCCTCAGAATACGCTTGCATTGTCTTTGCGTATGTTGGTGCTTGCTTTTTAATTTCGTTCTTGATGCCGTTATAAACTTCATTGACAGCAGTTAAAGCAGTCTTTTGCTCAAATGGAATATCCTCAAGAATTCCACCAACTTTTTGCTTTAGCTTATCAAGACCCTCTGGAGTATGAAATTCAGTAGGGTCTAATTGTTTCCAAGCCTCAATCTCAGCTTTTGCAGAAGCCAATTTGTCAAATGCTTTTTCATTAACTACTTTACCTTTGTAAGTAGTCTTGTTCATAGCGTTATCAATGGCTTTATCAATTCCATCAAAAGATAAAACTGTCTTATCTTTGCTAATGCTAGCCATCTCTGTGCGATAAGCATTTTGACGCTGAATAGCCATCTCAGCTAGGTTTTGTTTGGCAGCATCTAAAACCTCAGTTTGTGGAACTTCGCCACGCAAATTGGCTTTAAAAATATCTGCGGTTTCACCACCTACTTTGCCAGCTTGATAGGCTTGTCCAATTGAATCAGCACCTGCACCTGTTTGCATACCAAGCAAAGGCTTTAAAGCCTTGCCAGTAACATCGGTAGTTTTACCAATAGCACGAGCAGACAACATCAATGGGTCAACAGCACGAGCAGAAGCAGCCAACGCAGGGGCGGCACGAGTCGGTAATGTAGCGCCAGCAGTCAGCACAGTAGATAAGTCAGCCATCACACCAGCAGGGTCAGTAGCCAAGGCTCGTTTAGCACCTTCTACGCTACCATAACGCTGGGCATAGTGTTGACCAACCTTAGAGGCCAACTCACGGCTAGGTTTATCCTCGCCAATCATTTGCACCAGTTTTTCTGGAAGCACATTTTGCAATAAACCAGCACCAAGGTCTAAGACAGATTTAGCTGTTTGAACAGGGTTTGTAACTGCTTGATAAATATCACCTACCATTGAACCAACAGAACTAGGGAAGTTTGTAACAGCACCTGTTAAAACTTGCTCTGTGGATAGCTTTTGTCCACCAGCAATGCGATCTAAACCTGTTACTTGTTTTCCTGCAAAGTCTTTTGCAATACGAGCAAGAACATCGTCTTTAGATAGGCTCTCTGGCGCATCTCTGTAAACATGAGAAGTGCCATCATTAAAGGTTACTGTAATGTCAGCCATTATGGATTACCCCATGAACTAGATGTTGCTTGTTGTTTCTTTTTAGGAGGACTAATATCCTTCAAAAGACCAAGACCAAATGTTTTATCTAAGTTTTGCAAAGCTGTCACATTGGCCTCATAACTGAGTTTGGGGTCTGTAGCAGCCTTCAAATACATCTGCATCTCAGCATTTGAGTTCATTTGAGAAGCTGACATTCCTGTTGCTTCTTTAATTAAGTTCAATAACAAAGGTCTAGTTTGCTCAATAATTTGACGCTGTTCTTGGTTCTTAGTTCCAAGAGCACTACCCATGAATTGACCAACTGCTGATGTACCCATCTTTGCACCGATGTTTTCACGACCACCAGCCGTTGTGCTAGTAATTCCACCACCTTCATAAAGTGTGTCATAACTATTTTTAAGCTGGCTAACAACATCAGACAATTGCTTTTTAGCTTCTGCTTTAACATCAGCCTTCTCTTGTGCTTTTTCTTGCTTCTGACCGATATTGAATTCAGCAGTCATTCTTTGAATAGCTTGATTACCTAAAGCAATTTGGTTAGCAAGTGTTCGTGCTTGAGCAGACTGCTCTAATCCTTGACGCTTAAACTCATTCATTTGCTCTTGTTGTGCTTTTAGATTTGCTTGTGCAACATCTCTGTCTTGCACTCTTTGAGCCATAGAAGTAAGTTCAGAGAATCGCTTGTCAGCAATATCAGGGTCTAAACGACCACTAGCCCAACTCTTAGAATATTGTTCAGCAAGAGTTCTAACATTCTTAGGAATAGTCTCGTCTTGAGTAAACACTAAGAATGGATTGTCTTCTGGTCTTTGTTCAGCACCAATCCCTGCTTTACGCAGTTTAGGCATTAGATCAGCCATTTGTCCTAATGCGGCTTGACCTTGCTGTGAACCAATTAACTGGTTAACAACATCCTGAGTCAATCCCATACCTTTAGGCTGTGGCATATTAGGGCCAGCAATCTCTTGACCCATCATATTTGTCAATGGTGTTTCAGCAAATGTCTCAGGGCCAGTAGCCCGCCTTAAAACTTGTTGAACTCGTTGTTGTTCAGCCAACGCAGCCTGTTCTTGTTGACGCTTACGCAACATCTCTTGAACTTGTGCGTTTTGTAGTTGCTGTTGCAGATTGCCTTGCATGGCAGTCTTGTAGGCTTGTTGACCTTGCTGAAGACCTTCAACAATAGAAGCACCACCTCTGCCACCTTGGAATAGGCGACCTGCTAATGCGTAGAGTGCTTGGGCTTGTGCGTCAGAACGATTCTTCTGAATGTCTTCTGGAGACATCCCTAGAAGACCCATTGTGTCAGCACCACTAGTGCCAAAAATATCTAGTAATCCAGCCATGATTTACCTTTTACCAAATAACTTATTCCATCCACCACTCAACCATCCAGTATTGCTTTCAATACCACCCAACAAGGCAGCAGTACCTAATAGGTTTTGGAAGTTAGATGGCTCTTGGAAACTAGCCATCGAGTTAGGGCGACCCAATGGATTGCCATAAACACTAGACAAGAAGTTAGTTAGGTTCTGTTGAGGCTGAGTTTGTTCGTAGTTAAACTTAGCAATATCAGCTTGCTGTTGTTGGCCTGTGTAGCCCTCACGCATCTGACCAGCCTTGAGCATATTCTGAATGTCTTGGTAGTCAGCTTGAGCCATCTCAGGTGCAGCCATCGTAGCCGCTTGCTGTCTTCCACGCTCATCAGAATAGTTCTGGTAAGCAAGAGTTCCAGCAGTATCAGCCAAACTCTTAGCAAACTGACCACTCGCACGATCTTGTAGTGTCTGCATTGCACCACCACCATAACGACCAGCACGAGAAGCCGCAGAACCCACATCACCTAATGTCTGTTCAAACCTAGACTGAGCCGCTTGTGCCGCTGGTTGAAAAGCACCCTGAAAGAATGGATTGCCTTGCAAGAACCCACCAGAGATAGTGTTCTGAAGTTGTCCTTGTGCAGAAGAAAGTAGGGGATTACCCTGAGAAGCACGAGCCTCTAAAGCCTGTAAACCAGTTTGAGTGGTTTCTGAGGGGCTTATATAAGTCTGACCAGAATAGTACTGAGGGCCACCTTGCTGATATAGCTTCTGTGCCTCAGTCAAACCATAAGATAAGAATGGTTGGATTGTTGGGTCAATTGTGGATGTGGTAGTAGTCGCCATCTTTTACTCCTAGAGTTTCGGATTCCAAGATGGGTCATCCACGGAATCCATTATAAATTGAAAGTTAACCAATAACAACATATTTGTATGTCTTATTAGCAGTTGAGTTTGCAAAGTGAGAAATCGTAGCCGTACCCTGTCCCAAGCTACTAGCGTAGATGTTCGTCAAGGCAGAAGGTGAGATATAGTTCATTGTGGTAATCAATGACGCTGTTGAGGGGTAATTTGTACCAGCAGCATAGGCTTGGAGGCTTACAGTTGTGCTATCTGTTTCCCACCAAAGTTCCACATAATCATTGGCGTTTAGGCTTAGATAATAGTTCCAACCAACCAAACCACGACCATTGACTGAACCATGCTTGCTAGGCACAGCAAAGAAGCCTGTTGAGCCAGTAAGGTTAGTGCCATTTATCTTTATCCAAACCCTCACATCGTGATCTTGGGAATCGGTATTCTCAAACTGACCAGACCATTGGAAGTTATAAATGCCAGTATTTTTGACATTCATCCTAGAACTGTTGGACAGCGTTACACCATTGCTAAAGTCTGTGGTGTCCAATGTCATGGCATAAGCTGTGTTTATCGCAGCAGCAGTCTGGTCAACAACGCTCTGAAATGCACCATAGGGTATGTAGTCAGTATAAGCAGCAGCCGAATCAGGCACAAACAAGATAACGCTATCGCCACCAATCCTTCTGTCGTTCAGAGTGGTAGTCGTAGCACCACCAGTAGCCAAGGTTAGCGTACCAGTATTGTTAGTTTTACCATCCATGATTCCACGGATAATCTCAGCGGTTTCTCGCTGATCTCCACCAAAAGGAGGTAGGCTTCTAAACATTACCTAACTCCCTGACCTTGAAACTCAACATCTATACCCACCGCTGTTTTCCATGTGCCAGTAGGGACAACCTGAAACTGGTGATAGTTTCCATTACCCCTTAAAGATACCCTGTTGTCAGAGTCAGCCGCTACAGCAGTAGCAAAGATAGGTTGCTCACTTAAAAGTGTCCTAGAAGCCACAGAAACAGTCGCAGAGCCTCCATCAATCAAAGGTCTAGCCAATGTGACTACCGACCTTCCACCAGCGTTTAAATCGCCAGTTACGATGTTTGCAGTAGCGTTAGCACCGTTATAAGTCACTACATAAGCACCACTCGTACCACCAAGGAAGTACTTACCACCCATGTACAGGATAGAGTCCAAAGATACTGTCAAAGCATCAATGCTATTAGAGATCGAATCCAATCCCTCAAGCGTAGTGGCAGAGGTAGAGGCATCAGAGATAAAGTCAGTCCCTGCATCGCCATAAGTCCACTTCTGTGTCCTGAAGTTATAGATAACCAGTTTACGCTGTGCAAATGTGGTTTTAAAGTTCCAGATAACTAACTTGCGAACAGGGTCAATAGCCGCTGACATGGAGTCAAAGCCACTCTCATCTGCATTAGCAAAGAACCAACGATCTACCTTCTCTGAGCCAATAGCAGTCACTTGCTGACCATCGCAAGAGTAGAAACCATCGTCTGACAAAAAGAAAGTTACACCTTGGACTTGTGCAATAGACCCAGCAGCGATACATCCCTTGCCACGAGAGATATTGTCAAACTGGAAGATAAATGGCGTACCGATATAACTCATTCGAGAGATGCCTTTTTCCATCAAGACAAGGCCAAACTCACCACCACGAATCCCAACAATCTGACCACCATCAGGAATGTCCTGAAAGTCAGCTTGCGTTACTTGGCTAGACCCCCATGTAGTCTCATCATTGATTCCTGACCAACGAACACGAGCAGGGTAAACAGTAGAACTCTCAGTCGTCAGCGCAGTAACCACAAAGTCACGAACTACTGTCAAAAACTTGCACTTAGGCGCACTACCCGATAAATCAGCAAATGCTGTAGATGTTCCCAAAGTAAAAACTTGTATTGGGTCACTATTGTTAGTCCCAATAATCGCATTGCCAAACTGAGTAAATCTAAATCTATCACCAGAGGCATTAGGTGTATAACCACCTGTCTTAGATACATTGGTCAGCGCACCAACACCAGACACATCAAATATCTTGGTTGAGCCAGCAGCAAACAATTTTGTTGCGTTTGCAGGGGTTTTCCCTGCTACCAATGTAGTCAAGTTTTCAGAAGCAGCCGCAGAGAATGTAGCCGCTGTTGGGAATGGGCCATAACCAATAGCCTGAGAAACCACATTCTTAGCATCCACCAAAGCACCAGAGATGCTAGGCTGGTCAGGCATCCATTCACCAAATACTAATTTTGTCGTAGCCATGTATTACTTCCTTGAGCCTGAATTGACCATGTGTTGTCATTAGCTGATACTGGTGTCCAAGTATTTGTGTCGCTAGAAACAACAGTCCATGTGTTTGAGTTTGTTGATACAGGAGTCCAAGTGTTGTCATCCTCTGGTACTGGTGTCCAGTTTTCACCAAGAATCACGCCATTTGCTGTGATCGTAGCTGTACCAATAACGCTACCAACTCCTGCGTAAATTGCGGAAGCAGAGGCCGTAAAATCTGCATTACAAGTAACACTCGCATGGGCATCCGCAACGATGCCACCATTGGCTGTGAATGTCGCAGTACCAGTAATACTACCTACAGCATCACGAACTCTAATAGCGTCAGCAGTTACTGTTGCGTTACCTGTGACAGAAGCAGAACCATTGGCTACGATTCCACCAAGAGCAGTTACATCAGCAGTACCAGTAATTGACGCATCACCAAACTGAACACGAGTACCAATTGCAGTTACATCAGCGTTACCTGTGATACTTCCAGAGGCAAACTGAACCCTGATCGCATCAGCAGTAACAGTCGCATTAGCGTCTATTGAGCCTGAAGCAAACTGAACCCTAATCGCATCGCATGAAGCACTTGCAGAGCCTGTAATGCTTGCACTAGCGTATTGAATCCTGACAGCATCAGCCGTAACTGTTGCCGTTCCATCTACTGCCCCTACACCATTCTGAACCCTCACAGCATCGGCTGTAACAGTCGCAGAACCACTCACAGACCCATAGGCATCCCATAGGGTTACTGAGGTGGTGTAAAGTGGACTATCGAGTGTGAGTGTTAAGTCATCAATGCTAGACTTTAAATTGTCTAGCGAATCAATTGTCCACGGAGGCAGTAAATCAGCCATCTCACGCCAATGTGACGCTCAATGAACCAGAGGCAATGCGAAACACATCACCAGTAGCGATGGTCTTAGACGCATCCAAGGCGGTGTGAT